AGAAATCGCTTTTTTGGTCAAGTCTTCTGTGCTGGTTTTTAACGTACCCAGCGCTTCTTCCAAAGGCTTGCCTCTGACTTTATTGATAAATTCAACGGCTTTCGGGACGTTTTTTACAGCAGCTTTTACGCCTTGACCCAAAATCTGACCGCCAGTTTCTAATTCAGCACCCGTTGTAATGTCACCAATACTTTGTTTGATTGCTTCTCTTGCCGTGGGAGATTTTTTGTATCCCAAAGACTCTTCAAGAACGTCCAATCCTTTTTTGGCAGTCGCATAACCAGCGCCAGCGCCACCAACAGTACCCAACGCAGTTCCCACTGGACCAAGAACAGTGCCGCCGCCGCCACCCAAAATACCGCCACCAACCGTGCCAAGAGCTTCTACAGTAGGTCGAACAAACTCAATTGCCTTTTCGCCAAAAGGCGTTTCTGGCGCTTTAGGTTTTTCTTTTGTTTGTGAATATTTTGACCAAGGAGCTGCGCTGGCTGGGGTTTCGGCTGGCGCTTCTGGCGCTTGGTACTTTTCCCAAGGTTGTGCCATTTATTCCACCTTTTCCCAATTCTCGGCTTTTGAAGGGTCTCCCCCTTTAAATCGGTAGCCGTTATCAATTTCACCAACAGCAGGTCCACTAGAAGTTGTGCCCCCAGTAAACATTTTTTTGGTCTCGTCGGTCAACATGGAATCAAAATCTTTGCGTTTTGTTCCAAATTCATAGGCTGTTTTTGACGCATTCAAACGTTGTTTAATCAAGTCTTTGGCAACGTTGATAGCGCCTTGCAACTGTTCTGGTGAGTTGGCTGCTTTGAAGTTCTCTTCAGCTTCCAAACGGTCACGCACACCACCACCCGTAGCGGTAATTGCTTTAACCAATTCACCCGAAACAATTTGTTTGGCAGTGTTGAAGTTTGTAACGCTATCTGCCCCAAACGCTGTTTGCAATTTGTTCAGCGCTGCGTTGGCAATCCTAGTGTCTTTGTTGTTCAGTGCGTTTGCGTACTCTTCAAGCGAGTTCAAGTGACCAGAGATGGTGTTGTAAGACTGAATCTGTTTTGTGCCTTGACCGCTTGTCCAGTAACGCATATTCGCACCTTCTGTGCGATATTCGTTCTCGCTCCACTGAGGATTGATTTCCATCACTTTTGCAAGAATTGAATATCTGTTTTTGTCTCTCAGTCCAGGAGGAGCAATCGAGTAGCTGGCAATAGCTTGAGCTGTATCTTCCATCAACTTATCAGTCATTGGTTGACCTTCAGCTTTTTTGCGCTCAATGTCTAAACGTTCTTGACCTTGACGTTCCATGACTCGTTCATGGGCAAGCCTGATGGCACGGTCTTCTTCTTGACGTTTTTTCTCTTGCAGTTTTTCGTTCATCTGCCAGGCTTTTTCAGCCAACTCATAGGTTGCAGCAATACCGTTTTTCTCTAGGTATTCCTTCATTGTGTTGGCAGAGTGTTGAGAAATTGCGTCCCTAGCTTGAGCCATGCCCAATTCTTTATTTACAGCAGCAGTGTCGGCAGCACGTTTGAGTTGGTCTCGCAACCCTTCAACTGTTTTTGCCAAGGCTTTTTGGTTTTCGTCAAAGATGTCTTTTTGTTTCTTATAAACATCCATCTGACCTTTTTGGTAGCCTTCCAGCATTCCGTTTTGGGCAGATAAAGCAGCTTGAGCGTTGCCTTTAGCACCGCCACCAATCAAGAAACCAAGAATGTTGGTCATGGTGAACATGAGCGCCAAGTCACCAGCAGTTTGTTGTGTGGGCACAAAAGGTTTTCCAACCTCATCCACAGCGCTTTCCAATTTGGTTTTTAACTCTGGAGGCTCACGTTCTTCTGCGTATTTTTTAGTTGTCTCAGCCTCGGCTTTTGCCAACTCTGATTTGCCGTACAACTCTTCTTGAGATTTTGCGGCATCCATCTCGCCTTTAGCTTTAGCTGCGGTGAGGACTTGACTAGCAAACGGGTCTTTTTTAACGTCAGGCAACAAAACGTCAGTGGATTTGCTTGTCAGTGGATTTGGAGCTAATACATCAGCCATATTTACTCCTTACGGTGCTGTAAGTGTTGTTGTATAAACTGGTTGTTGACCAGGAATACCAGCAGCGCCAGCAGCCAGACGAGCAACATTCATTGCGTAGCTGTTTGTAAGGTTGTTGATATATTGGTCTTGTTGGATACCAGTTTGGACAGCGCCTTGAGCAATCTTGTCACCAATTGCCTGAATCTGAATGCCAGTGTTAAGTTGGTTTTGCAACAATTGAGCTTGCAAATTGGCAATTTGAGTTGCGGCTTGTGCTACACCCACGCCGCCACGAGCTTCAGCACCTTGAGCCAACTGAGCTTGAGCAGCTTGCAAGGTTTGTTGATTAGCAGGTGTCAACTGACCTTGAATAGCCAGTTGTTGCAATTGCTGACCTTGTGTTTGATAAGGAGCAGCCATTGCTTGCAACTGTTGTTGAGCTTGTTGAGCATCTGCTCTTGCTTTACGCACCGCATTAGCACCCAATAAAGCCTCTGTGCCGCCAATACCTAAAGCAGCCAACGATTGAGGCTTGCTCAATGAAGTTAACAGCTTGTCAGTAAATGACGGTTGTTCTGGAGGCGTTGTGGGTTGGGTTGCAATGTCGTATTGACCTGGTGTTTCAGGTATAGCGGCAGTATTTGTTTGTGGTGCAACGGGTTTAGTCGTTTGTCCAGTACCCAAGAAAGATTGAGCTTCTGTGCCAGCGTAAGGACTTGCCACGTTAGTATCTGCGGGAACAGTAGGCGCAACATCTGTTGGCGTAGTTGCTTGAACAGGTGCAACAGGAGTAGCAGAAACTTCTTGTTGAACAGGTGCAGAAGGAGTTTCTGGTTGAGTTGCTGGAGATGCGCCAGAAATTGCCAAATCGTCATCCAATTCGTAAGAAGGAATGCCAGTTTCTGTGATGCGACCAGACCCACCACGACGCTTGAGCAACGCTGCCTCTTCGTCGTTGATGTAAGCAAGTTTGTGTCCAGGAGGGGCTTTTGCTTGCAACAATTTAGCAATTTGACGCACATCTGCGCCCATGCTGGTTAATTTTCTAGTTGCCTTCATACATTAAGCCCTTCTTTCAAAGACGAATACTTGTCGCCCCACACCAATTGTGGCGTTTTACCCGTGCTGGGGTCAAGTTCAGTGCCGCCAGGACTGCCACCTGTTGTGCCAGACGTTGTGCCTGTCTCGCCTTCAGTAACCGTAGGTAGAGCAGACTTGGGCAGAGAAGACTTGGGCGCAAGTGCCGTGTTCAGCCCAAAACCAATGACAGATTGCAACGCACGTTGTGCATCTGGCGACAAACCAGACGCTTGAATAGGCTCGGCAGAGACAATGCTCGGGTCTTGCGCTTGGCTAAACCCGTAATCAACGCCGCCAGCATTAAATTCTGTAGGCGCTAAGTTGTATTGTAAGCCTGTGTTGGTTGGCACACCCACGTTGGGATTAGATGCCAAAGTCGTGTCTACATCCTGAAACGCATTCACGGGAGCTTTGACACCTGTGCCCGTGTAAGGCTCTGTTGGGTTAACTGTTGCTGCCGTGCTGGATGGTGCAATGTCCAAAGAAGTTACTGGTGCTTTTAACCCAGTACCTGCTTGACCAGGTGACAAAAGGTTGCTGGCTTCTTGTGCACCAAGTGCAGATGCACCGCCCACCAAACCGCCTTTGAGTGCGCCTTGACCGATGTTTTGACCTGTCTCTGCGGCATTAATACCGCCTGACACCGCACCGCCAGCCGCTGCGCCACCGACACCGCCGCCAGCAAGTCCAGCAGCAGCGCCACCTGCGCCACCTGCCAATGCAGACCCTAGAATTTGTTTGGGAGTACCGCCTTCTAAAGCTGTTACACCCCCTGCAATGGCAGCTCCACCAGCCGCAGCAGCCGCCGTGCCAGTGAGACCCATAGCTGCTCCAACTTCAGGCGCTAACTCAGGGGCATATACGGCAACAACAATAGGCGCAACTTTCTTTGCGTCAGAAACAAGGTCGCTAGCCGTTGATTTGAGACTAGAAACGAGTGAACTAAAAAAACCCATTATGCAGCTCCTGTCATTTTTTCAGCAACTTTGCCCAGAGCAACAAAGAACGATAGTGCGCTGTAATCTATCTTTTGGCTCATCTCCCCAGGCTCAATCAACTTGTAATCCACAAGCTGTTTGACAAACATTGGGTACAACGCCTTGTCTTTCACGGCGCTGTGGGCTAATTTGCCTAAGTTAACAATGATTTCAGGGTTTACCCCACTAGACTGAATAACCTGTTGCAATTTTTGAGAGGCTTCTTGAACTTCTTGTTGTGTAGGCATTAAAACACCCCCAGTGCTGCTGCAATTTGCGTGTGAATGTCAGAGTGAACGCCCAGCCAATCATAAAAGTCATCTTCTACGTTGAAGTCAGCATCTAACAATTGAAAAGGATTGTTTAGGCTAAGAATGTTAGCCAAAGATTCGTGCATCTGATTGTGAATCAGCAACCAATCGTCAATGTTTGACGGGTCAATTTCTTCAATAGGATAAAAGGGCGTGACAAACCCTTTCCTGTTCAGCGTCTGGAAAAACAGTTGATGCTGCGTGTAGTTCTCAAACGCAAAACGTCCTAAACCCTGCACATCTCCAAATTCAACATAAGATAAATCATCCTGATTCATGATGTTAAACGGCGTAGTAAGGGATTTTTACGTTTGTTCCGTTCAAGTTAACCGTGATGTATCCAGCGGGTACAAGAGGCAAACTTGCCGTGGCAAACGTGGCGTTAGAAGACGTTGGCTGATTGAGAGTGTTGATTGTGACCGTGTTGTTTGCGTTCAAGGTCATCGCATCTGTTGCTGAATTATTGGCAACAAAGTGCGTGGCATTAGCCCCCAGTGTCCCAACAACGAGGTCAACAGAACCGCCGTACAAATACACCACGTTGGCGTTGTAAAACCGACCAGACCCTGAGAAAGTGCTGGAAGTGATACCAAAGTCACCGTAAGCAGAGCCTGTGTCGTTTACAAGAGCAAAGTCACTAGAAGCGGCGTTACCGTTGTTAGTGTTTTGCATGACAATTTGAATGTAGTTGTTAACGTTGTTGGCGTAAGACGCAACAATACCCGTGTCGGTATAAGACAAATTGCCATAAGAAAATGCTCCAGCTCCAACGTTAGCTGCAATGTTTCCAGTTGAGATAACGTTGTTTGCGGTTACTTTGTTTAGCGTTGCATTACCGCTATTAATTGTGACGTTGCTATAAGTTACGTTGCCTTCTGTACCGCTAATAACAGTCACGTTGCTGTAAGTAACGTTACCAATTGTCCCGCCTGTAATAGCTACCGCATTGGCATTTTCAGTTGCCATAGTGCCCAAACCCGTCACGTTTGCAGCGGGAATGGTTGAGCCTGTCAAGTTAGAAACAACTGTGCCGCCCGTGATAGTAGCGTTTGCAATTGCGACGTTTGCAATGTTTCCGCTGATGACGTTGACGTTGCTGAACTGAACGTTGTTCTCTGTTGTGCCGTTAATAGTGACGTTGTTGAGCGTCAAATTTCCTAAAGTCGTAATAGTGCTGCCAGCGGCAACAACTGTGTTGCCCAGCGTTATTGGAAAGCCAGAACTACCTCCACTTGCACTACTTACCGTCTTTAGCATGATTAATCTCCGTCACCTGGCGTGATGTAAATGGTTGCTGTGCCCGTGGTTGCGTTAGCCGTGAAATAGGCGTTGGGGGCAAACGTGATGATTTCATCTGTACCTGGCAACAAAGGCAAACAGTTGTTTTGGGTTGTGACGGGCACAACACCGCCTGACGATGCCAGATTAGATGTCTGACCAAACCCAAGAATAACGGTCACAGTGCCGCTATTGATGATTCGGTACTGGTTGCTACCCAATGTGGTAGAAGTCACCTGAACGGGCGCTGGCGCTGTTGTAGCGGCTGAGATGACCACTGTGTTGCCGCTAGGGGCAAAAGGTGCGCTTACACTCATGATTTAACTCCCGCAGCAGCAGCAACTGGGTCTAACGCCCAATTTACAGCAATGGCTGTCTGCAAGCTGAAAACGTCTGTAGCGGCTGCAATAGCTTCTTTAGCTGACTTAGCCGTTGTACGAATAGAAGCTCGCCATGTCACCCAATCTGCTGGCGCTGTGTAGGCGTTGTCAGACAGATGACGAAAATCCATGTAATCAGTCTTTTGCAACAGCAACCAAGCCGTGTCATTGACCCACTGAGTCCATGTAGCTTTTAGCTGAGTCAAATCTTTAGGGTTGTTGATACTCCAATAGAAACGGTCATCGTATGGCTCTGGGTCTGCAACTTCAGTGATGCCGATGGCTTCTTTCTCCGCAAGCGTTGAAAGACGCAACCAGTTGGATGGATATTGCACACCGTTGTGCTCAAAAGCATTGTCGGGGCTGAGTGGTTGTCCGTTTAGTAAAAACATTAGTTACCTCGCTAGAGAATTTTTGAATGGGTTTTCGGCAAAGGCTGCGTAGATGTACGTATAACCACTGTAGTTGTCGGATTGAGAACCGCCATCTCTCCATTTAAATCCGTTTGACAATATGTCACATGGATAACCGCTTGATGCAGGAGTGTATTCAGCAGCAGACAAGTTTGGCTCAAGAGATTGACCAGCCAAGTTGTAAATGTCCCTTGATGTGTCAAGAATAATCCAATTGGTTGAACTATTGCTTGAACATTTAATCAAAATAAACCGTGGTCTAAACCCGCAATACACAAACGGACCATCAGTAGACCCGTTGCCCGTGTATGACCCAAACTTGCTGAATCCTGCTACAGCAGCCCAACAGTAAGCAACATAAGTTACCCCATTACTGTTTACACTTGGCCCAGTTCCAACACTAAATACAGTAGACGTTGGAGATGTGTTATTCCAAGCAGCCGAACTTGTTGCGGCAGCACTTGTCAAATCAAGGTTTAGATATTGGGTATTTCCAAGACTGACATGATAGTTCAACCAATCATTAACAGCAGACCTACTTTTTACCGCTATGAATTGTGGTGCTACGCCAAGCCCATGACCAATGGTTGCTCCACCTGTTCCATTACCCGTATACGTCACCACGCTAAATCCAGCCGTAGCATTCACACTCACAGTAGATGTTATAGAGCCGTTAGTGTTAGAGGATGATGTTCCTGCTCCTGCAAGCCATTGCCAACCAACGTAAGTAACTGTGTTTACGTTTGTACTTCCAGTACCAGACGCATTTGCTCCTAAAGAAACACCATTTGAATTAAATGCGGTAACCTGGTCTGTTTGTGTACCTTCTGCATTTGTTAAATTGCTAAATAATTGAGAATTAACACCACGAACAGAATCAGTTAAAGAATGAGTTCCAGAACTGCTTCTGGATTTAGCCCAAAATAAATCAGGCTTAAACGATATACCATTTACTGTATTTGTAATACTTTGAGTAGAACCATTACCCGTATAAGTAGTAGCAGCCATGTAGTTCGCACCATTGCTGATTGATGGCGTTGGCAAGTTGTATGTGTTCAGCGCCACGAAGCCTGTGGGTGGGGTGTAGGCGAATGGACGTTGACCGAAATTGATAATGCCCACATCACCTGTGTTGTAACCATATCCGTAAGGTATCAAAGGTCCAGTAAGTCCTGTGTAATCAGGAGTTGTACCGCTTGCTGGATTACCACCAGCAACCCAAGTTCCGTTTTTGCTAAACCAAAGTTTTCCAGCGTCAACGTCAAGAGCAATACCCCAAACATCTCCTGCCGTATAAGTGCTGTAAGAAGTAACTGAGCCACTGTTATTTTTATACATAGTGGTTGTTGAACCACTTGTGAGTAATTCCCATCCATATGCGTTATTTCCAGGCTCAACAGTTGCTGGCATAGCTAAATTGTTAGACACGCCACAACCTAAATTACCACCACCGCCAGTGCTATTTACCGTTGTAAATTCCCAATAAAATTTACCCGTTGTCATTGCAATTGACGCTTCAACATTTCGAGCCGTACTGCCCGAACCTGTCCATTTTAAATTGCCATCTGCCATAGTCATAGCAGTAGAAACAGCGTTTAACACAGCATAGTTTGCAACAGTCGCACTCGTCAGCGTTGGCACATCTGTCATGCTGTCGTATGTAGAGCCAGCAGTCAGAGAGATATTGTTGGTTGTCCAGTTGTTGCTGTTGCCAGACGTATCGTAGCCAAGCGTTGTAGTGGACGCATTGTTGTTGAAGTTCAGATACCATCCAGCGGTGCCAAAAGTTCCTGTGTATTTGGCAGCTTGCCAGACACCTGTTGTGGGGTTGTTTGAACCAAAAGACGCTGCTGTTAATTGCTGACCGTCAACATAAATACATTCAGCCAAATAACAGTCGTTATACCCGACCACAGATGTCGTATTCATGTACGCGCCCAAAACAATGGGTCGCGTTGCCGTCTGCATTACACCGTAAGCATTTTGTGATGGATATGAGATTGTCGAAAACGATGAAACCTGCGCCCCATTGATATACAGCTTAACGCGATTAGATGAGGTGGCTTGCGTTGTATCTACGGCAAGCACAATGTGATACCAAGCAGACGGGTCTCGGAACACTTGGTTGGTGGTAAAAACCGTTCCGTATCCATTACCCAATACAAACGTCAGAGTGTCGTTTGTCTGGTCAAAACGTAGATTTTCATCGTACACACCACCCGCTGAAATACCAGAGCCAAGAATCCCGAAATAACCAGATGTCAGTGCGCCACGTTTAAGCCAACAGCTAAATGTGTAGGTGTACTGGTTAACTCCTGTATTGACTGTCCGATTCAAATAAGCAGACGCAGACGAACGAAACCGCAAGCTGCGGTTAAGTGTGTAGCCACCAGAACTTGTTGCGGCTGTTTTTGCTGCGCTAAACATTAATAGTTCTGCCCAAAAATACTACCGTAGGTGTTCGTACCGTCTTGGTAGAAGTTAAAAATGTCGTATTTGCCATTCACAGACGTTGGCGTAGGCGTAGAGTTACCCGCCCACTTGAGCGTAGAACCACCCGTCCACGACACCGTGTTTGCGCCGTTGTAGGAAACAATCACCGTAAAACTCTTACCTTGCACACTGTTAGGCAACGTAATTGTTGTGGCGTTGTTAGTGGTCACTTCGTAAAAAGTACCGTTACCCAGTGCAATAGTCACGTTACCCGTGGCAGTAGCGTAGGTTTCTGTGTAGTTTGTGATGGTGACGTTTGCCGCATTAGAGTTGTTCAGTGAACTTCCGCTAATAGTGGCGTTTGCCAGGGTCACATTACCAATGGTTGTGATGGTGTTGCCCAAAGCAACAGACGCATTACCAATGGTTACAGGCGTTTGAAAGTTGCTATCCAACTGAGTAAGTGGGATAGACGTTGACGCATTTGCAAATGTATACGGTACACCAGACATTTAGAACCTCACTCTCAATTCATGTTCAAATTCAAACGTATTGACGGTAAATGCGGGGTTACTTGATGTCATTGTTAGACCCAAATATTTACCGTACTGTTGTGCATCAGACTTGTACAAAAAGTACCCAGTTTCTGCTTGCCATCCAATGGTTGCACCAGAATTGTTAGTCCAAATTACCGATTGACCAGAATTGTTGTACCAAGCAACCGAGCCGTTTGACAAGGTGTATATTGGACTAGAACCACTCTCACTGTCAACTGTAATGTTGAACGTACCAGCCGCCACCAAAGTGGCTTCTACAGCAAATTTTAAGGCTTGTTTGGTGCGAATAGGGTCGCCCATATCCTGCAAAGCCGTTTGAATGTAACTGTTGATGTTGCTGGACGTATTTGAGTACAACTGATTCAACTGGCGGCTTGTATCTGTGCCGTACAAGTTAATTTTTCCTGACACTGGCGCAGATGTGACGTACTGAATCGGTTGCACTTGGCTTGTGATAAACCATTTCTTGTCAAAAAACACCGCTTGGATGTATCTATCACCGCCAAACCCGTAAGGACACGACGGACTGACGTAAAAGTTAAACACCGCACACAAAATGTTGTTGAGCAGCGTCTGCCCCGCCGTAATTGGCTTTGTAAAGTCAATGTAAGGGAAAATCCCGTCCAGAGGGTCTGATATTTTGGTGGTTGTAGACCCGACAAGGGCGTACACCCCGTAATCGTTCATAAAAAGCACAGAACGGAAGTACGGGAAGATGGCGTAAATGCGTTTAGAACCGATAGAAGCAGAAACGTTGGTGTTGGTGAACACCGTGCTGCCCGTGGAAGTCACTTGCAGGTTAGAGAAAACGTTGATGCTATCGTCGCCAAAGATGTACAAGAAGTTGTTAGCCGACAGCAGGGCTTGAATGTTGCCGTGCAGCGTTGAATCTGACAAATTGAACGCCACAGCAGACACAGAGCTGAAGTCAGTGGGGGAAACAGCGCTAGAAGCGTAAACAGTACGCCCAGCAGCCACCCAAACACGCCCTGAAAAGGTTGCAACGTCCACAATTCCGTTGGTGTTGACCACCGCTGTAGCGGTTGCATTCGCCGTTACGTTGCCAGAATAGCCGTTTGCAAAGCTCACAGTAGGCGCTGACGTATAGCCAGAGCCAGGATTGTTCATGATGACCTGCGTGACAGCGTTTCCAGACACGATTGCCGTGGCATTTGCCCCAGAACCGCCGCCACCAGAGAAAGTCACATAAAACGTGCCGTTTGCACCATATCCAAACCCGCCGTTGGTCACTTGCACCGCCACTGTGCCCGTTTTGAACGTGGTCAACTGGGCAATAGCCGCTGCACCCGTACCACCACCGCCCGTGATGGTCACTGTCGGTTGAGATGTGTACCCGCTACCCGTGTTTGTCAGGCTAATTGCCGTGACAACGTTGGATGTGATGGTCGCCACAGCCGTTGCTTGAACGCCGTTGGTCTGATTGGGCGCTGAAATTTTGACGTTGGGAGCAGATGAGTACCCAGAGCCTGGGTTTGTGATGCCAATGACCGCTACAGAGCCAATAGACACCAAATTGCCGCCATCCCATTCATAGAGACCGTTAGTAGGGTCTCCAATGAACATATTGGTGTTTTGGTACTGCGTTGCGCTAACGCCAGATGCAGAAAACGTGCCAGAGGGGGCAACGTTACCAAACGCTTTTGTTCCCAAGTCAAAATATTCCATCCGACCATCTGTTTCAGAAGCAATGATGTAGTCATCTTGCACATTGACAGATGTCAAATAGGTCACGGTGTTAGAAAACACCACGGTTGCGTTGGCAGAATTTGTGACGTATGCCGATTGTGGCGTGATACGCAAGTTGCCAGAGCCAATAGGCATGGCATTTTCTAGCCAGTAAAACTCATCTTTCTCAATAGCCGTGCGGTTGGCTTTGGTATCAATTCCCTTGAATTGTTTGATGACCGCATAGCTTTTCTTTTGCTCTGCTGATGCCATTCTTAACCTCCACTGCTATAGGGGTTAGGAATACGTCGTGTATACGTTGAATTCAGGATGTTGAGAACGTGCTTGTTGTACTCTTGTTTAAAAATCTCTGCTTCGCCGTAGGATTGTTCGTAAAACTTGGCTTTGTAAGCAGCGTAATACTGCACAGCCGTGCTGTACGGGTCAAGAATTGAGTCAGTGGCAGTAGGAGAAGTCAAAACCAATGGAGAAGGCAAAATCACCGTATCCAACTCAATGTAATACGATTGGTCGGGCACAGGCGCAATGTAGAACTGCTGCTGACCGTACACAGAGAAACAAATAGGGCGACCAACGTAATTTTGCCAGTAACGCAATTGAGCCGTGAAGTCTGACCAGGGCAAATAACGCATAGGAATGCGACTGTTGCCCCAGTACAAATTGATACCCAAGATGTCTATGGTCTGAATCCCGTCAGGCAATGACGCAAACGGGATAATCTCAGCGTTTTGGACGTATTGCAGGGTAGCAGTACCGTCTGCAAAAGACGTTGTAGGCGGGAAAATGTTTGTACCCGTGGGATATGCTGGCGCTGTGCTGCCAGATGTTCCCGATGTTTGGTACTGATAAATATAGATGTTGCTGAACACATACTGACCCGCAGTTACAGCCGTGTTAGCTGTCCAAGTGGATGCAGGAGTTGTGTTGTTGTTTGTACCCAGATATGGGTTGGAAGATGCAATGGGAGTTTGGGTATTTTGAATTGTTCTTAGGCAACCCGTGTCCCTTACAAGGCGCTCTCTAGCCTCGTTGATGTAATTTGTTAGCTGACTTTGCGACCAAAAGACATTGTTTGAGTCATGCAACAAATTTTCGACTTGATAGAGGTAGTCATTGAGCGCTGGCATGAAGCATCCATTGTTATGCTACCCGTTTTTGATGGAACTTTCCCCCAGCGGATTTTTCAATCCGCAGGGGTACTACGCCAACAGCCGAGGGTAACGAGCTGTCTTGTTGAGGCTTCTCAGTTGTTATTACAAACTGGTCCAGCTTTTTCAAACTTTCTTCAAGCTCCGCATGAGTGTTAATCCACCCATGCCGAACCAAAATATGTTCTCTGTCTTGTAGTTTGTAACCAAACAATTTGACAGCCCCGTCCAGAGGAATCTCAACGGGAACGTTCTTTTTGAATTCGTAGACAACACCGTCATAACCGATGGTTAATTCGGTGTTGCCACGATTGGTTACAAATACGTTTTCCATCAGAAAGACACAACGTCGCCGTAAATTTGGAAGTTTACCGTGTTGCTGTTGCTAGAGCCAGTATGCACGTTGACATACAAAGCCTGAGTAACAGAACCAGAGACTGTCGTGTTAGACAGATATGGTTGAGCAATAGTCAAGTCTTGATAACGGTTAACCGCTGTCACGTTAGCCAAGATAACGGGAGACACCACTGCGTTAGACAGGTTGCCATCGTTACTTGTCGTAATCGAGACGTTTGCGCTAGAAACATTACCAGTAGGTGCGTTGACTGTTACTCGACGAACAATCACAGCACCTGAACCAGTAAGGTTTCCGCTGTTGGTTAAACCGCCACTCAAGATGGGAATTGTCACCACTGCGTTAGCAGCGGCAGACAAATTCGCCAACGGACCTTGACCAATACGACCATTCCCAAACGAATCGAGATAATACTGACTGACTGAATCGGGATTAGCCATTATTGCTCCTTAAGATGCGTTGTAAGTGCCAGAAACGTTTTGACCACCATCAACTGTCAAGACTTGGATAGTTGTATTGGCGGTTGCAGCGTTTGCAAACACGTTTACACCGTCAGACACAATCACGCCGCCAGTGTTGTTAGCCAGCAATGGACCTACCGATGAGATATTTCCAGTTGTGGCGTTGACACCAGAAGTCATGTTGATAGTGACGTTCGCAGTGGGAGGAACAAGGTACAAACCAGCGGGAACAACGTTACCGACGGTTGTAACTGTCAAGTTAGCAAACTGGAAATACGCACCAGGCGTGTTTGCGTTTGCATTTGCAAGGATGATTTTGTTCAGTGCTAATGACATGATTTTTTCTCCTTACAGTGACAAGTAGTTGTAGTTGTTAATCTTAGACATTGACTTGGGCTTCACAGACACCAATTCAGCAATCATAAGAACAGCACCCACATAACCAATTTGCCAGTTGGGAAGTGTTGATTCAAATCCAGTAAACACAAACGAGCCTTGTTCGTGGATGTACAACGACAAGTAGTTAGTGTTCAGGAAGTACACAGTACCTTCTGGGCAGTATGGGTCTGGATAGATTGGCACACCAGCGACCATCAAAGCACGGAAAGCGGCTTGAGGACCATTGTTGTCACCGTCAAAGCCAGAGCCTGGGGTGATAACGTATTGCTCTTGACCCACAAAGTCTTGAGCCAACAGAGTCCAAGTACCAAAACCGCACACGCCAAACGATGGCATTTCAGCGCCACGTTTAACAGTACCAGAAATGTACTGGAGAATGTTTTGACGAGTTGGGTTAACGTTACCAGCGTTATACACCTTGGATTGCCACCAAGAGTATGTATTACGGTTGATGTTACCGTAAGTGGTTTGGTAAGTTGCGCCACCAGTACCGTCATCCACAGCAGCGGGCAAGCCGATGAACTGTTGGTTGTTTGTGGTGTTGTTATACAAGGCGGTAGCCATTGCATCCATCATCACGTTGGTTGCGTCGTTCATACGAGCTTCAATCAAAGGAATGATTGCAGCGTCTTGTTGTGCGACACCTTCCATACCGAGGAACGGCACGGGAGAAATCATCAACTTCAAGTCGTACTCAGCGTTGTACGCACCTTGTTGGACTGACGGTTGAGCGAACGAGCCGCTGTAGTCAGACCACTGAGCGTTAACGAACTGAGCGCCCTGAACGGGGACAGTTACAGAAGAAACACCACCGCTGGCTTGTTGACTGTTTGCAATCAACGCTGCCATCAAGGGTGTGCTGTTATACAACTGCACAACCAGTTTAGGAATGAACGCTCTACGGGTAACGTACGTTAACTCCGTAAATTGCGAACTACCTGTCTGGGGCAGAATACCACCACCTATAGCCATATTAGCTCCTCAAAGTAGGCATTGCTGCCCTGACAAAATTGCACCCTCTTTTTACAAACCGATTGGGCGTTGTGGCTTACGCAAATCTTGGAAAGCCTTAACTGCCTCTTGCTGCGCTGCACCCCGTGGGTCTTTCCAGAATTGTTGGAGGTTGAGTCCTCGAATTGCGGAAGGATTGTATCCAGTAGGAGTTGGCTTCGCAGCTTCTTTCATGAAGCGATGATATTCAGCGGCGGTTTCGTGGTCAGAGATTTTTTTCTCCAACATCACTTTTTCCACCGCATCAATCTCATCCTCAGATGAAACCAAACCTTTTTTCACCAGTGATTTGCGACGTTTGTCCAACTCGGCTTGTGCATCACGGGTACGAAACTCGTTACGCAAAGATTCATTTTCCTGACGGATTTTGTCCAACTCTTGGTTGGTCCTATCTTTCAAATCAATTTCAGGAATGTTCAAGTTGGGTTTAACTTTTTTAGTCAAACGCAAGATGTCCTCCCGTGTATCGGGAGAATCAGCCAGAGTCTGCATCAAGGATGCCAACTCGTCACGGGCTTCTAAGGAAAGATTTTCTAAAGACATTTTTTTACCCTCTTATCGTATTAAATGACTTTTTTGCCGTCAGCAGGTTTTTCAACCTTCATGCCGCCGAATGCAGCTTTTGCCGCAGCAGACAAACCACCAAGTTGTGAATAACGGGGGGTGTTAACCACCACGCCATTTTTTTGGTTGTTGTCAGTAGGGCGACGGGGTTGTGAATTACCACGAGGTTTGAACAAGTCCATGATTACTCCTGTTTACATTGGGGAAGGTGGCATACCTGGAGGCATACCGCCAGGTGGGGGAGGCATACCGCCAGCAGGAGGCATACCAGGGATTGGAGCAGCAGCCATTGCTTTGCCTTCTGGTGTACCGCCACCCGCTTGAGGCAACGTTTGCAACATCTGCAAAATCTCTGACTGCTGAAGTTCGTTGACTTTCCCTTTTTTAGAGCCAAGAACTTTGTTGATAGCGCTGATAGCTGACAAAGCCGCACGACCTTCTTCGCTATCCGAACCCAGTGCTGGCAAAGATTGCTCTAGCAAGTCTTGCGCCATCCCCAAGTTAATTTTTGCTGCTTCTTTAGAACCCATCTTAGGCTCTGGAGTAGACATTGGAGAACCCATTGGGGGCACTTCAGCATCAGACAAATTTGCTCCTGGAGGTGGTGCGTCGGGCATTGGTACGCCAGCCGAACGGCTACCTTTCATCAACTCCATCAATTTGTCTTGCGGAACACTCATGTTTACTCCTTGGGGCTAGTTTGTAACCACTTACAAACCAGTTGTCAATAGGTGGGGGAGTGGATATCGACTACTCCCCCGAAGTCGTTAAACGCAATTACTTGCGTTTGTGTTTACGAGCTTTACGCATGGCAACTCCTTAAACAGCAGTTTCTCTTCAAGGGGAGAAACCATACCCTATTCTCTTTCGAGAAATCAGCGACGGGTCTTGCGACCTTTTTTACCGTATCTGTGCATCATGATGAAGTCCTTACGTTCTGGCGTAGTTTCTCTGAGTTCTACCCCCAGCCGTGTTTCTAACACCTGTTGTGCGCTGTGTCAATCCAGGTCCAGAAGATTCTTTGCGTAAAGTTTCAGAACTAACCCGTGGTTGGTCAGCTTTGGGTTGCGTTTGAGGTCCACCGACGTTTTTAGTAGCCATCACGACTCCTTGTGTTCAGGGGTTTTGTGCCCTTTTTTGTGTTCGCCAGCGGGAGGTTGTGGTTGGGCGGCTTGCTTGGCTTCCATCATCTTCAAGCGCTCAATCAGCTCCTCTTTCATTGGCGGCTCAATCAAATCAAGCAGAGATTTCTTGTCGATAGCCCCTGCTTTAAGCAAGTTGAATGCCAGTGTACGGGTATCTTCCGTAAAGATGGGACTGTTAGAGTGTCCATCGACTTTGACTGTGAATTCTTTGGTGAATTGTTCGGCAATGAACGGCACACCGTGCGTATCTTTGAAATGCGTATCGTCGTAGAGCTGCATAGCCTTGAGATACAAGGTAGCCAACTTTTCCAACGAATCTTCGATGATAAGTGCCCGTTTTTTTACTCGTGATGACCCCAGACGGGCTAACTGGGATGCGTGTCCTGCTGAACGTACACCTGCTTCGCCTTTACCTTGCAGCACGTTGCCAACGCCAGATGCTTCTTCAAACATAGCGTCAATTTCACGCAACTCAGCAAACAAGTCTGGCGGCATAGTGGGCGCTAACTTTTCTACCTTGGCATTAGGCATATCGGTGGAGAGCAAACCACCTGCACGGTTAAGCGCAAAATTTTTCTCATCCAAGATGCCCGTAAAGCCAATCAACGCCGTGGGTGGAGACACTTGTTTGGACAGCAAGTCAAGAATCTCAGTCATGCGGCGGTTACGCAACTGCTGCAAGTAAATCAGGCGTTGAACTTCGCTTGCACCCCAGTAGTAGTCGTACAGCGGGTTAGGGCAAATCTGAATGAACGGCAGTTCACCCTTGATGAACATCTCTTCGCCAGAACGTTCGTAGATGATGATGTCTGGGTCTGCCTTTGTGACCACACGGTAATCTTGTGAGTCATCATCCCAGAGCCACAGCTCAGTCATCTCCACGGTGTCCTCTGACACTTCTGCTTTGTAGCGGTTGCCACCAGCCAAGTCCAAGTTCACGTTACCATAAATGGTTGGGTTGGATTGAGAGATGATGATGCGTTCAAGTCCGTTGGCAATCTCTGTGCGTTCATGCGGCATGGAGTTCATGCGCTGAATAATTTTGTCCCGATTCGGATGGCTATACAGACGGGTGTACAGCTCAGACTTGGTGATGTAATATTTTTGAATCAGGGCTTCTTGTCGGTCTGTGTAGGTAATGTCCTCACGCAACACGCCGACGCAACCAGGCTCGACCATGTACGGGTGAATCCCGTTTTGCATAATCATCTTGACGTAGGTTGTGCCGTACACCAGCGCCCATGTGGTGGCGGTAGAAAAAACTTGGTCAGCGTTGCTATTGAGCCACTCATTGTTGAGGGCTTTTGTCAGCACGGGAATCTTGCGGTGTTCGTTGTCGGGGATAGACGCACCCAAATTGATTGAGAATCGGGTGGTCTCTGCCGAGTACAAGAACGACGTTACTTGGTCTAAGTGCGGGAAAATTTTGTTGTACAGTGCTGGCGCTTCGTCAGGACCGTTACCAAAGAGATACCAGTTACGCAAGGAGGCGTAGTCAACTTTGCGTGAGTTCAAAGAGACTTCGCACTTGTAGATGATGTCCCGATAGAACTCATCTCTGTCTAGCATCCCCTTTGGTATTTTCATTTCTACTCCGCATTACTGTTTATCTTCAAGCCTTCATGGTCAATCTGAGTACCTGCACCTGGCTTGGGTGGCACAAATTGTCCAACACTTCTTGGCAAAACGCTAACAGATTCGTCTTTTACTGGCTTGAATTGCCCGTTCATGACGGATTGCAAATTAATATTACCACCATTGCCCCACATTGCACCAGATAGGCGCTCTTGGACCAATTTTTCTTCTTGCATCTTGTTATTGTGATTCAAAGCCTCTGTTGCTTGCTCAAATTCTTTGTCAGAGAGCTTATTTTTGCGTTTTAAGTAGCCAGTTTGGTGTTCACCTGCTTTTGTGGACTTGATGTCGGTCATATCAAACTCCATCGCCAATTGTTTTAAATTTTTGTCCGTCGCTTTAGTCTTGTCGGACTTCATAGCCACTGGTTTTAAGAAAACCACGGATAAATCGCCCTTACAAAACTTGATAGGACACTTTGCCTCCATAGATTCAAAGATTCCATGCTCTGAACAACAATAATCTTTCAAAACACCCATTTTTCACCCCTCTTAGTTAGTCTTCACACAAAATATTGCCAAAATTCTTGTAATCATGCCTGTTGATAGGCTTGTTTTGCACCTTAAACCCCTCGTTAGTAAGCACTAACTTACTTGTAGGGATTAGTGGCTGGACAGCTTCTTTCCTGTAATCAGGGTAAGTCTCGTTCGTGTGTTTCTTCATAACCCGAATGCGCCCCTGTTTCCAGTGTTTGTAAGCCCTGTTTAAACCTCGCTGCGTGTCTTCGCTCATTGGGTAACGCTCTTCTTTGATGACGTACAAGAACAAACGCTCGGAAATACCCGCCAATTCGCAGAAATTTTTGATAGAGATGCCTCTGTCTTTGTCCATCAAAAACCGTTTGAGTTCTTTTTTAAGTTCTTGTTTAGATAGGTCTTCCATCTTTGCCACCATAAACGCCAATTGCTTTCAAGTAGTTGGATACGTTTTTGCCCACTGCAATCTGTTCAGGGGTGTATTCGTCTTGTTTAAGTGAAATTTGACGGGACAGACGCATAGCAATCAAGCGAGGTTGCACTTGCTCTGCCCACGCAATGGTCGCCAGTGCTGTTGCAATCACACGGTCATCCTTACCCCGCCCAGGTGCGCCAATGAACCCGTCTTCACGCACAATGCCTTTCATTTCTTCTAGCAATTCCATGCTGAAGATGCCCATCATGTTGCGTTCAAAGTAGTCTTTCATGTAAGACAACATACGCTCTTTAGATGATGAGGTAGTCAAGAAGCCGATGGAGTTAGACAGACCGCCCATCGTGTCGTTACGTCGCCAGATGTAGTTTTGCATTGACCCCAACACATCCATCATGTCGGTAGCAATCTTGCCATCCATAGCGGATGCCAAGCGTTTTAGGTTACGCAGCTCGTTGATGACCGCCTGACCTGGACCGTTGACTTCTAAGTTCAGCGTCGAGTTTTTATATGCACCTGCAAGGTGGGCGATGACCCACGCAAATTGGTAGGTGTTGAGTTCCGAGGTTGCAAACTCTGCCACTTGGTCAAGACCGTCTGCATAAACACGAAACACCTGGATGCAGAATCGGTCTGCCCAATCTGAGCTTCCGTATGCTGGGTCTGCACCAATAACGTAGTAAGCAGTGTCAACGGGTTGTTGCCAGATTCTGAGCGTTGCCAGCCTGTCTGAAGAAGGCAAACACTCTGTGTCTTGGAAGAGTTGTCCGAAGGCATACCTGTAACATTCATAGCCCATGCTCTTTGCTGATTTCGCTGCGTCCGTACAGCGAGAGTTAGAAAAGAAAGATGTTCCCGTCATCACGAAGGCGTAATCCTCCGTGGGTGGGAATTCTTGATACATCAGGGTTTCATCCTTGATGCCCTCCGCCATCTTCCAGCGCCACCAAGCCATCTGGCGTGAATTGATTTCAACGCCGTACAGCTTTTTGATTTCCTTGACCCACTCTTTTTCTTCTGACTTGAGCTTGCCATCCCAGTACACCTTGTACTCTTTGGAGTCAGCTTCAACGGAATAATACTCGTTGCGCCACCAGCCACAAAAAATGGCTCTCTGTGTACGGGCACGTTTGGCAGTCTTGTACATATCGTGGAACATATTGAACCCCTGCGCCGTGGATTCAAAGATGTACAGACGCTGCGGGTTTTTCTCCGCAAGTGAAGCTATAAGAGAGGCGAGTCCTTCATCATTTCCCCAGGATGCGGTTTCTGTTGCATGTAAGTAAGTAATAGCCTTACCCTGCCCCAAGCGACTTTTGTTTCCTGCGATTTGGTAAAAAATTCTTGACCTGTTTTTAAGCACCATCTGGTTTCGGTTGTGGGCAACCAAGGGGATTTTGTATTCTTTGGGGAGACCATCAAGATACATTCCCAACGTACTACGGAACATATCTCTGTTTTCTTCCGTATCTGAAACAAGAGTCCCTTGCCATCCTGGATGAGTAAATTGCCAATATAAATCGAGGGCAAGTGAAACAGTCGTAATTCCAAGTTGCCTCCCTTTGAGAATAACAAAGAAATGGACATCTTCTTTCAACCCTTTATCTATTTCTTCCATCACATAGGTTTGAGTCCCCAGTAGGCGACCCATCTTCTTGAGACCTTCTTCTTTG